AAGTTTGCAGATAATTAATGCTTCTGCAAATATGTGCTGGTTGTCTTCAACGGCAACTTTTCCTCAGAAACTGAATACAGACTTAGGCGTGGAATATGTTATTGATAGAATATCTTTTGTAAATTACCACACCAATGGTTCAGCAACAAACGCAGGTGTTAAAAACTTTAATTTATATGGTACAAATTCAGCAACAGCCTTTAATAACACTACAGGTAGTGACGTAACAGATTTGACCTTATTAGGTAGTTATCTTGCTTTAGAACATACAGCTAACGCTACACAGGAGGTGCTACAATATTTTGATGTAGTAGGGGCAGGAAGTTTTAGATATTACGTAGTAATAATTACAGACTCTTATGGTAGTGTAAGTTATGTAGGTTTACGAAAGATTACTTTTTTTAAGCTTCAGGAGGTAGTAGATACATATACACGTATTGACCCTTATATGTTATGGGCTTACAAAGAACAAAAATTTCATATAACAAAAAATATAGTACCTGATTTCATAGCTGCATATAATGTTTGGAAAAGGTCTTTAAAATCTATTCTAGCTAGCTCAGCTCAAAATACATTTATATGTGCTACACCTGATGTTATTTTTATAGATCGCACTGATATTATTAAGAGAACTTCTACAACATATAACAATGGTGATTTAACAACTAATGTAGATGGTTATATCGAAGGAACTGTGACTGTTAGTGGTACTGTATGGCCAAATGTAAAAGTTAGACTATATTATAATGTAGATGGCTTATTAATTGATATAACTAAGTCGGATGAAAATGGTTATTTTAGATTTAATACTTTAGAAATAGGTAAATCTTATTATACAGTTGTTGCTTTTAAAGAAGGGTTTAATGCTATAATATATGATAGGGTACCAGCAGCAGGTACATTACCACCAGTTGTTTTACCACCTCCACCGCCACCAGTACCGGAATTTTGGACACCTGATTTGGTGTATACTGATAACTGGTTTACAGTTAATGAACTAGCGACTGTTGAGGAATCTGTGGATGGGGTAGCTGCTTGGAGAGATAAATCAAGCAACAATAGAGATGCTATACAGCTTACACCTTCTAGACAACCATCTCTTACTATAGACGGTATACTTTTTGATGGTATCACACAGACTTTGCGTATAACTGGGCCAAAACAATCACTACAGAATATTTACATTGTGTTAAAAAGTCTGGATGATATATTTGTTGTGTTTGGGTCAGGCAGTCAGGCATGGTATGGTGTGGCTGGGGAGTATAATAGAGCTGTAGAAACTAGTGCTAATTTTGGTAATCCAATAATTACCAATGATGGTATTTATTCCCCATGGACGGATAGGGTACAGGTATATACAGCACTATATAATAAGTTTTCTATATTATGTTTAGAGGGTGTTGAGTTACAAAGCTGGAATTTTATGGATTTATTCTACTACGATGCTGCTTATCCTCAGTTTAATATGAAGGGTATTATAAAAGAATTAGTAATATTACCATCGTCAGCCACGGCATATGATAGGGTAGTTATGGAAGGTTATCTGGCATGGGAACATGACTTAACAGCTAATTTACCCGTAGATCACTCTTTTAGAAATGTAAAACCGTATAATTGTATTCCTGTGTATCCAGCTTCATTTGATCTTGCTAGTGTAGTATCTTCTACAGTTTTCAGCTCAAATTACGCAGCTCATTATGCGGCAGACCCATCTAAAAATCTTTTAGGTGCTTTAGAAGGTAATTGTTTCATTGCTGGTTCTGGTGCTCTAACTCTACCTCAAAAGTTTAATATGGCCTATGCTGAACCCTTTATACCTAATAGAATATATATTGAAAACTCACATAATAGTGGTGGTACAACTAGTAATGGTATTAAAACTCTAGAGATATATGGTTCAAATTCATATACAGCTTTTGTTAATGTTGATGGCAATGACATGAGTAGTACAACATACATCACCACTATAACTGTACCAGAACATATACCATATAATATGTCATCTCCGAATATATTTACATTTGATAATGAAAATGAATATCAATACATGATATGTAGAATAACTGGTTATTATGCACCACAAAGTTGGTTTGGTATAAGACGCATAGTATTTGAAAGAAAACTTTAATAAGGGTTGCATATTTTTAATTATGTGTTATAATATAGTAATTACGAGTTTGGTAGTATTTTAATATCTTTTAAAGGAGACAATTATGAATTTATCTTATGTTATTGAAGGCGACAACCCAAAAGAAGAAAGAAGTTACGAAATTTTTAGTAGATTATTGAAGGATAGAATAGTATACATACAAGGTGTTTTTAATGATGAGATGGCTAATAATACAGTAGCACAGTTATTGTATCTTAGTTCACAAGACGATGCCAAGGACATTCATATGTATGTCAATAGTCCAGGCGGCGCCATAACATCTATGTATGCTATATTCGATGTAATGAATTATATCAAGCCGGATGTATGTACAGTAGGTATTGGTCAGAATTGTTCTGCCGGTAGTTTTATACTAGCCGCTGGTGCTAAGGGTAAACGCTCCGTGTTAACTAATACAGAAATTATGATTCATGAATTTTCAGGTGGTACTCAAGGAAAGGCAGGGGATATATTTAATGAAGTGGAAAAATTAAAAAAACTTCATGATAAGATGGCTAAGCAGTACGTAGCTATGACCGGTCAATCGTTGGCCAAAATTAAAAAAGATATGCAGCGAGACTTTTATTTGACAGCGGAAGAAGCAGTTAAGTATGGTCTGGTTGATAAAATCATTTAAGGAGAAAAGATATGGAATATAATAAAGATAATTCAGATACACGTGTAAGACCAGTTATTAAATCACCTAGAGATATACAAAAACAAATAAAGGCTTCTAAAGAAGCTACTGTTTATACAGAAGATGAAGTTGCTTCTGAGTTTGAGGCTATACAAGCAGAGCTAGATAAGGTTAATAAAGAACTTGCTAAAAAAGAATCTATTATAAAGGCACTAAAAGCCGAACAAACTTCAACTAAGGAAGTTAAATCTTCAAAAAATAAGAGTGACTAAATTATGGATCTAACTAATGCGGTTAATCTTATAAAAGCTTTCGAGGGTATACTAGATGGAGATCCATCAACGGTTAATCTAGATCCATATTTATGCCCGGCTGGGTACTGGACTATAGGTTGGGGTCATGTTGTTTTGGATGCTTATGGTAGACAAATTAAAGGTAAAGAGAACAAAGCTTTAGCTTATGCTATTTACCCTAAAGGTATCACCATGGACGAAGCAGTTGTTTTGTTAAACGATGACTTGAGAAGATTCACCATGGGTGTGCAGTCTTTAGTCACGGTACCTATTAGTAATAACCAGTTGTGTGCCTTAATAAGTCTAGTATTTAATATTGGTTTAGGTGCCTTTAAGAAGTCTACATTATTACGCTATCTCAACAACGGTGATTATAAGTCAGTTCCAGCACAATTTAAACGTTGGAATAAATCAAAGGGTAAAGTTTTAAATGGGCTTACTAGACGTAGAGCAGCAGAAGTTGCTGTATGGAATTTAGCTTAATTAATCTAACCATGCGTTATTAACAGAGGATTACATATTTTATTTAATCTATAATTATTATTTTTAGTTAGGAGTTTTATTATGAGTGAGAGAGTTACTGGTTTTGTTAAATGGTTCAGTAATGACCGTGGTTATGGTTTTGCTGTTGTTGATGGTGATAAGAAAGAACAAGAATTTTTTCTACACTACTCCGTAATTAATATGGAAGGTTATAAAACTTTAAAGGCTAAACAAGCCATATCTTTTGTTTTAAAAGATACTGAAAAAGGTATTCAAGCTACAGAAGTAGAGATAATTTAAATATGATACTACGTGAAATACTTTTAAGGAAGCGCTACTTAGATGACAAACTAAAAACTATAAATAGATATATCAAGTACATAAGTAGTTTTGACACAAGTAGAACTCCTGATTTGTATACTAATGCAGTATCTTATAAATTTGAGTTGTTAAGTAAAATTCGTAGTCATGATATATTAATAGACAATTTAAATAAAGAAACATATATTAGTGTTAGTAATGTAGAACTTAGTGTGTTCGAAGCACTTCATCTACTTCGAACTTTAGAGGCTAAAATAAAAACATTTACAGACTTCATAGAATCAAATGCTGCTGTAACTGTGGATATATCTACATTGTTTTCTAAAAACGACACATTGTTTGAGGAGTATCAAAGTATTTATTTGGCAGTATTACATAGTGATTTAATAACTAAATGGGAAGGCTAGATATGATAATAGTATTAAGTGGTAAGGCAAGGTCAGGTAAGGATACAGTAGCATGTATATTAAGAGATATGTTTTATGAAAATAAAAAAACTGTTAGAGTTGTGGCTTATGCAGATTTTCTTAAAAATATATTAGGTAAGTGTTTTTTATTAACCCAGGAACAGCTATATGGTGATGCTAAGGAACAGCCTATTGAGGGGCTTAAAATACATTCAGCTATCCACCTAGAACAAGAAAGATTTTGGACACCTAGGGAGCTTTTGCAGTTTATTGGTACAGATGTATTTAGAAAAATTAACCCAGACTGTTGGGTTAATGTTATAAAAAGTAATGCTCTTTTTGGTAGTGACGCAGCTAATACAATTATAACTGATGGAAGATTTGCTAATGAAATAGATTGGGTTTTAGATGAAGCAAATGGTCTACATATCCATATTGAAAGGGAAGACCGTACTTTTGTTAATAATCAAGAACACATATCTGAAAATGCTCTACCATCTTTTATGTCGCATGATAATAGAGTTTGTATCACTAATGATGGTACATTAGAAGATCTAAGAAATCAACTATCTTATATATGGAGGACAAAAGTATGGTAGATACAAAATATGCCCTAGCATTTAATTCTGGGGAAATAATGAATGTAAGTTTATATAAAAGTAAGAATGGTTACAATTACGCATCCGTAGGTATTAAGAAGGGTAAAGATCAATACATGAATATTAACTACGAGTGGGAAGGTGATATGATTCCTGATTTTGTTATGGACATGGCAAACTTCTTTAAAGAAGCTCCAGTAGGTCCAGATGGTAATAAAGTTATGGCTAGTATTGAAAACAAAAAAGAGTTTGACGACTTCTTAAAAAGATTTAAAGATAGTACCGAAAAAATCTAAGGTGATATTATGCCAATATCAATAACTGAGTATCAATTACCTAGATGGGTTAGGTTAACAGAAAAGAAACCTTTTATTGAAGATAGTAAAGCTAAATTTATGGATGGTCTTACTAATAATAACAATTTACGTAGGTTCCATGGAGAGTCTTTCCCACAACCTGGTTACAATGTGGAAGCTAATTCTCCTAATATAAGACCAATAGCATTGGATAAGGATGAGCTTGCTCTACCACCATACATGTAGTTGTAAATATAATTACATATCATTACAGCTAGTTACATACTAAACTGTAATGGTATGTAATTTTTTTAGTTTACACTTGTAATTATTACACTTGTGTGTTATAATATGTAATATTGTATGTAATGTACAAGTAGGTTTGTTTTTTTTTCTATTAAATTTATTAAAGGAGTTGAAATTATGGAATTATCTCCAGATGAGAAATTGGCAGCACTTAAGTCTGAGTTAGATTTGGTTTTTAACAAGGATATAAAAAGCTTTACAGAAGTTTGTGTTATGATGGCACCGGATTATATATTTTATTCCGCCCCAGCCTCTACATCAGGTAAGTACCATCCTCTAGATGAGCTTTCAGGTTATGGTACAATTATACATACTAAAAGAGTAGTAACTATTGCCTATGACCTTGCTAGGGGTTTAAGCTGTGAACATAATAGAGACCAGATAATATCTGCTTGTATTTTACATGATCTTAGAAAACAAGGTACTGAAAAGTCAGGACATACTGTGAAATGGCACCCAGACTTGGGGGCAAAACTAGTAGAAGAGGTTTACAGAGATTTAAAATTGGTATCAGAAAAAGACTACAATATGATTAGAAGTTGTGTCGGGTACCATTATGGGCCGTGGAGTATTAAACCTTGGTTGAAACCTTTATCTGATTATACACCAGAGGAGCTATGTGTTTACTTATCTGACTACGTAGCAAGTAAAAAAACACTTACAGTTAAACAAGAGGACAGATTTGATGGTTAATGAAACCTTTAAAAAAGATCTAAATAAGTTTGTAGCTAAAACTACAGTGTCTTCTGAGTTGGCCCCAGGTGCACCAAGAAGATACGAACCAGAGGGTGGTGTAGCTAAACACAATGCAAGAATTCATAAAGAATCCTCTTTTGTAGATAAACATAAAAACCTTCCATTTTCTTTTTCTAAACCTACATTTAGTGGTGCAAAGAAAACTACTATTAAATTATGTGCTAACTGTGACGCTGAAGTATTAGTGCATACCAATGCAGTTGGTGTTATTTGTAGGTCATGTGGTAAATACTCCTCTTTAAAGGAGGTGGAATTAAATGGATAATGAACCAACAAGGGGAAGAGGACGACCACTAGGCTTTAGACTTAGTGATGTTAGTAAACAAGCAATTAGTGATTCTAAAAAAGGGCAGCATCATTCAGAGTCTACAAAAGAAAAGATTTCTAAAACACTAATGCAATATTTTAGAAATATGTATCCATTATCCGATGAATTGTATTTACAATATAAAAATGAAATAAAAAATTCAAAAGAAGTTAGAGAGTGGTTTAATAAGATTAGGACAGAGTATGATGCTACAACAGATATATGTACTGAGAGATCTTTAAACTCAAAGAGATATCGGGAAATATCTATAGAATATAATATTAGTGTTGAAGAAAATCCTCATATATCACAGCTACTAAATAGTCCAGAAGATATTTGTGAACTAAGACAACAATGTGATGATATTGATTTAGACTTTGACACAGTATGCCACGCCTTGGGGGTTAAATTATAATATGGCAAAAGTAGGCAGACCTAAAAGTCCACCTAAAGCTAGGGAGTTATTAACTGAGATCATGCCTATTAATGACATGTTCGAAGAAGATGAACTCCCTATTTACAATGGACTTATCGACATATATCTTAAAGATTTTGATGAGGATGACTTAACCTCTAGTGATGTAGATGATATTTTAACCCTTGCTACTAATAAGGTAATCGAAGTTAGACTACTTAAGTCTAGTAAAGGCTCAGCAACTGATCATTTAAATTATTCAAGTTCCATGGAAAAACTTAGGAAACAGAGTGATAAAATTAAGGATAACCTAGCTTCTAGACGTAAAGACCGTGTAGATGTAAATGAGTTTAAAGGCTTTTCAATTATTGATCTAGCTGTGGGTTTTGATGATAATAAAAAACTTAAACTAGAAGCACAAGCTAGAAAAATGCGGGCAGAACAAGCACCTATAAATGAAATACTTGAAGAAAATACCTGTAAGGATGATGTAGATTAATGTCTAAATTAACTAAAAATATGGATATTGTTTTACAACAAGGTCCGGATCTTATAGAGTTTTACAGGGAGAATCCTTGTATAGCTGCCTATGAGCTACTTGGTGTTGACCTAGCCCCGGTCCAACGAATTGTATTTGAGGCTATGTGGTTTAAACCTTACATACTGTCTGTTGCTACTAGGGGTTTTGGTAAAACTTTCTTATCTGGAACTCTTTCCGCTTTATTAGCATTATTATATCCAGGTTATCGTGTTGGTTTAATAGGCCCTTCCTTTAGACAAGCAAAAATGATATTTGCTGAAATAGAAAAGCTTTATGCCAGTTCACCTATTCTTAGGGCGGCTACAGAAAAAAGACCTATACGTGGGTCAGACACATGCTATTTAAAGTTTAGGTCTATAGGAGGCCATAATGGGGCCTTCATTGAAGCGTTACCTTTGGGAGCTGACGGTGGTAAAATCCGTGGCTCCCGTTTTTATTGTGTAATAGTAGATGAGTTTGCTCAGGTACCTTCTAAAATTATTGAAACTGTACTTGCACCAATGAGTATAACCAAGCTTGACCCTATGAAAAAAGTTAGGGAGTTAGAGAGACGACGTTCTTTGATTGAAGCAGGTTTAGCTTTTGAGGATGATTTTGAAGAAGACTCAATTAATAAAATGATAGGTACTTCTTCTGGATATTACAAGTTTAATCATATGTACAAACGTATGCGGGAATATTGGACTCAGATTGAAGAAGGTTCAAAAGATCACGCCGTATTTCAAATACCTCATACTGCATTACCTGATGGGTTCTTGGACCCTAAGAATATTGAGAACGCTTTAAGAGTCATGTCTAGTCATGAGTTTGCTATGGAATATTTAGCAGCAATGGTATCTGACTCTGAAGGATTTTTTAAGGCCTCTATATTAGAAAAATGTTCTGTAACAGATTACGCTATGGAACTAACCGGTGAGAATGGTGCTTCATATATTGTAGGTATAGATCCTAATCAAGGTGGTAAAGCTAAATGCGGTGTAGTAATTATTAAATTAGGTAAACCAAATAAAATAGTTAGAGTACTTGCATTAGATGGTAAAACAACCCAAGACATTACCACCTCTTTACAAGATATTTGTATTGCTTATAACGTAGTACGTGTATTTATGGATAGGGGTGGTGGTGGTAAGTCAGTAGCCGATTTACTTGCGGAGGGCTACAATGATGTTGAACCTATACTAAATAAGAATGATAAGGATAATCTAAGCGTTAAGGGTAGACGTATATTAGAATTAACTACCTTTAGTACAGCTTGGATAGCCGACGCCAACTTTGCAGCTTTATCTTTATTTGAAGATGGGAACCTACAATTCCCATTACTACCTGTAGATGTGGTATCTGATTTAATAATAGATGAATATGAACTTATAGATAAACTAAAAAAACAATGTTTAAACATAGTTGTTACACAAACTGCTGGTGGTGCCTTGCACTTTGATACACCTAAAAAAGGACAAAATAAAGATTTATATTCTGCACTGATACTTGCAAGTTATGGTGTTAAGGCGTTAGAACACGAGATTGTGGACAATGATGCAAAGACCGTAATACAT